CTTTCATCACATTTATTATACCACGTTTATAGTGTAACACAAAATACTAAAATGTAAGAATATCAATTTTTTCTACCTCTTCATATCCGGAGCGTATTTCCATACTTTTATCCCTGCTTTTAAGTCCCAAAGCCATGACCATTGCCACCGCGCCGTCAATCCTGAATCGGGTCTTCCTTTTATCCAATTTACGCTCGCCGACAGGGTTTTTTATCGGCATCGCGTTCGCCACATTCCATGTGAGGCATGGATTCCCGTCATGGGCTAATGAGCCGTCAAGAACGGCCGTTTCCAACGCGTCTACCGCAGGCCCCATATCTCTATACCCCTGTCCCCACGGGACCATCCTCAGCCCCCTTGGCGAATCCTTACCCTCTACATACGCGTCAAGGCCAATCCTATCCATCGCATTTAAGAAATCATCTATCCGCCATCTGTCAAATGCTACACCCAATACATTGTAGTATGCGGCAATCTCGGCAAGCCTTTTCGCGACAAAGTCAAATTGTATTACTCTCCCCGGAGGCGCTTCTATTATCTTCTTCTTTGCCCAAACAGAGTAAGGCACCCTATCCCGCCGCTCGTGTTCTTTTAAGGTATCTTTAGGCTTCCAGAACCATGCCTTTACAATACTATTCACACCAGCACTGACAGCGACAAGGGCGGTCAGATCATGCTTGCCAGATAAGTCCAAGCCCAAATATATGTCCTCGCCTTTTTTCAATTTTAGGTTCTTCTTGCAATTCACCCACTCGGTTTTAGGGATAAGAGGCGTTTCAAGTTTTATTCTCTGATTCAAATACAAATTTCTGAAGGTCGATTCAAATGAGGGCATACGCTTTGCACGTTCGGCCGCTATCTTCATTTCTTCCATTGATCTAAAACACCCAAGCGCAGGGTTCGCCAGCTTCCAGACCTTGGGGTCATCAAATATGTTCTCTGTCTCTTCAGGGACAGCATACAAATGGCACACAGACGATTCGTCTTTGCCGGTCAGAGCGTCATCAATAAGCTGGGAAAGAATATGCTGAGGATCATCGCTTTGGGTAGATATTATGATCATTAATGGTTCTTCCCGCGCCGCCATAGAAGTGTCAAGCGCATCATACAAATCACGCGTCTTGGCTTGTGCCAGCTCATCGTATATTACAACCGAGGGGTTAAACCCATACTTGCTACCCGCTTCGGCGGATAATGCCCTGAAAATAGACCCGTTGCCAAAACACACCATGGTCTTAGTGCTGTCGATAATCTTCACAAACTGTTCAAGCTCAGGATCCGCTCTTACCATTTGTGCCGCATAGCGAAAAACAATCCCCGCCTGATCCCTTTCTGTCGCGGCAACGTAAATTTCTCCGTTCCTTATTGCTTTAGGCCCAATAAGATGCACCAATGCCAACGCGGCAATAAGCGTGGATTTGCCATTTTTCCTTGCAATAGACAGAATTGCCCGCCTTACTGTTCTTTTGCCGTTCCTTGTAGGATTATACACATCCTTGATAAATGATTTTTCAAAAGGTTGCAACCTAAATGGTTTGCCAGAACCTTTACCGCTCGGCACGATTAAATTTTCGATGAAATCATAAATTAACTGAACATGTAGTGAATAGCCATACTTCTTCAGCCACTCTTCGTTTAGAATCTCACGGTCATAGCCATTCCTCAGCTTTTCTCTGTCTCTAGCCGAAACTTTTTTAAATTTCACGCAACAACCTTGATCAAACCATCATATTTACTTTTTTTCTCTTTAGGAGGGTAAACAGCCAGCCTTGCCCTTGCCGCCGCCGTCAAACCCATTTCAACCGCATATTTAAGCATATCATGCGCCGCCTTTTCGGAAATCTTCAAAAGCGGATTTTGATAGGCAGTGCCCGTATGCTTAAAATCCAGTAAGCCATGAAGGTTTTCATCGGTAGCCATGGCCTTTATTCCTTCCTCAGCCCTCCGCCATCTTGAATAAGCCACACAATAAGCAGAAAATACCCCCACATCGGCTACAGTGAGCACCCCCATGTTAAAAGCTATCGGGGCAAGCCTGTCCCATTCTTCTTTCGCATAATCATCAAGTTGAGGCGGCGCTTCCGGCATTTCATCCGGCGGGGTAGGTTCCCATACCGGCATAGGACGCTTTCCAGGATTACCCATCTTCTTTCTTATAGCCGTTGGCGTTCTTTTCGCTCCTTTCATCCTTCTCCTCCATTGCGTATTTCCTCAAAAATCCACCCATTTTTTGCGGATTTACTCAATTTTATACCATATTTCTTGCGAATTCAACAATTTTGGGCCAAACTGAAAATGCGGCCGCTAAATCGCAAGCCCGGCGCCGGATCTGCACATTGTCAACCTAAAGTTTCGAGCCACCCCCCTTACACTCACAATCTATATTGTTTAATGGTTTCAATATGTTACAAGCCATCACGAGTTTACATTCATTTGCGTTCCTGTCTCATTTCTCGGCTTTTCCTTGTTATTCCGCATACTTACACGGCTTTTGTAATTGAAAGGATGGCCATCATCTAAAGGAAATCCTTGCTCATCACAGGCGGGGGAATAGCCATGGAGGTCTTGCATTTGCTTACGGGCATTGTGGCAATGCGCGCATAATGGCTGGAGGTTATCGAGAGCAAAGAATAGATCTGGATCGCCCTTGTGCGGTCGTATGTGGTCAACTACAGTTGCCGGCGTGAGTCTGCCTTGTGCCTTGCACATCCGGCACAATGGTTCCCGGGTCAGCACGATCTCCCGGATCCGTCGCCACCTTGTCGAGGCATACCATGCTTGGGGCTTACCCATATAGGTATTATACCACACGGGGACGTGAGCACCAAAAAGGGGACACGTTTTTGGCTATTCCCACGTTTTTTTGTCAAGCACCTGCCAAATTTTTTTCAACTTTTTTTGAGTCAATTTTTTTCTTGAATAATTTCAGCAACTTACAGAAGACACAATCTTGTAATAAACAAAAAAAAGACTTGACAAGCTGAAATAATAATATATAATGTAAGTAAGAAAATAAAAAAGGAGGTAGGAAAAATGAGAAAAGAATATGTAAGAGTAGCAACAAGGTCCCAGGCCAAAAAAGCTTGCCCCTGGGCGAGTGTCATTGTCAAGGTGGATGGTGGCTATCTGTGTTTTGAAAGCGTGGATGACTACCGCACATGGAAAAACCAATTGTAAGGAGGGTGACGATGGAAGTTGATATTGTTATTACCCGCCACCCTGCCCTCGTGGACTACCTGCGAGAACAGGGAATCGTATCCGGGGACGTGGAAGTTATCTCCCACGCCTCCCCGGATGTAGTTCGGGGGAAGCACGTCCTTGGCGTGCTCCCACACTCGCTGTCCTGCCTCTGTGCGTCGTTCACAGAGATACCCCTTCGTCTCCCCCCGGAGATGAGGGGGAAGGAACTGACCATCGAGGACCTGCGAAAGTATGCAGGTTCTCCGGTGACATATGTAGTCCGGAGAGTCTCTAAATGAGACTCCCGGGCAAAGTTCAGATCCTCGGGCTGGAGATCCCCGTTGTGGAGGTCTCCACGCTTGAGGATTCTTTTTGTCATTCCTCAGAGGAAACCGCATGGAAATATGCGCGGCTTCTTCTGGGGGAATTTTTTAATGAAGCTCGGTATGAAGAGCTTCTAAAAGAAAGGAGGGTTTTTCATGTTAACGGGTAGAACAAAGAGAAACCGCCGCACAGGGCGGATTGAGGTGGCGGTCGATTGGATAGATGAATCAACTGCCCCTGCTCCCTTCTTCTGTGAAGGAGGGAACTGGAAGACACAGGGATCAATTGCAAGGCAGTTCCCTGTGGTAGTGGATAGGACCTGCGAGGTCCCCCCAGATGTTCCAGTCTTTATCACGCGCGTTGTACGCGTGATAAAAACAAAAAAGGGGACCCCCATTTTCTTTGTCAAGGTAACAGTTGACAAGGAAAAGAGGGAAAGGTGGGAGGCCCAGGAGCGCCGGGCCGCCGAGAAAGAGAGGCGCTTCAAAAATTTCACCG